AGCCTAGAGTTAGGATCTTTTGCTGCTTTTGGAAACTTCTTCATTTGCCCTGCAGATCGTGCGCAAAAAGACTTTCTACGCGCTGCACGCTTCCCTGTAGGCTTATCCTCCGTCACAGCAGTCTGCAGTTTACTACCAGGATTGGCTTTACGATACGCTTTTACACCAGCTTCTGTCATGCCAGCGCCTTGTTTTGTAGGGCGAAAGTTCTTTTTATTGCGCTTCGGCATCTTGTCGCGGCGTCGTTTCTTGACTTCACCACCGACGTTGAACTCTTCTGCGTATCGTCTAAACATCAGGAGTACCTAGTTCTCTTGCGTCGATCAGACATGACAGCCCCACAGCCACGGTGATTACGGCGAACTTCGCCACCACTAGCTTTCTTTACAATGGTCTTCACATTTGTTGGCTTACCGCCCACACCTTGTGGCTTTGCACGCTTGCGCGCAACAGCACTACGCCGCTCACCCTCGGTCATGGATTTCGCTTTTGACCTCGGCACGCACTTTGGATACTTGCGCTTTGAACCTTTTACCTTGGCACGGCCACACTTTTGGAACTTACCGCCTTTCTTCGGTGCCCCAATATCTACCCAATCACCTTTTGGGCCTTTGCCAAACCACTCTTTCAGGCTCATGAGAGTCTCGTTCTCCCACGTTTACTGGGCATCATGCCGCTGAAACCCTTGGGATCTATCAAGCGAGCACGTTTAGCGACAAAGCCGCCTGTGTTCATATCTTTTGGCTTTGGGCCTTTGAAATCTTTGCGCTTCACGCCAGATGGATCTTTGATTTTTCCTGCGCAAATCTTGCTGGCGTAAGCGTTTGCATACGCTGACGGGTATACCTTGAACTTGCGCTTTGCTGCAGCTTTACCTCTTGGGCATAGTTTTGTCATGAACCTACACTCACTACTATTGCTCCTGCATTTATCACCTGAACAGAACCAACCTGACCTTGAGCTTCAAGGGGATCAGTTGTGTACGGTAACTCCTGAGACAAACTAATCCAGTTGTTGCCATCAAACACTTGTAAAGTGTTGATAGTTGTGTTCCAGATTAAATCACCTGTGTTGAATTTCAAAGTGTCTCTTTTCTCTCGCGTGAACTGTGGTGTAGCGTCTGGATCAAAGGCATCCAAGCTCAGTTCAAGCAAGCGCACTGTTCTGTTGAACGTAGTGCCATCAACGGCAGCACCATTGTTGATGAGCGGTAATCTACCTCGCAGTAACTTGCTCATCGTCTACCGTTAGGTTGTATGTCAAGGCGCGTTCCACCCACTCTGAAACCAACACCTAACTGCGAATCGGTGACTGCATCGTCATCAGATTCAAACCGCACGACTGCTTGACGGCCACGCGCTCGAGTATCGACCTTGGTGGTTGAGCTTGTGATTGCTGTAGTTTGGTCGGTGGTCAAGTCACTACCGGGGAAGTTGCGAGCTTTCAAAACCACGTTGATAGTCTGGTTCTCACCTGAACCCGTGAACTTAATATCAGGTATGCAACGGCGTATGAACTGAAACTCTTCGCCATCGCCTATGTCAAAGTCAGCAGACTCTATGAACACGTTGGTCATGGGACTACCATCATCATCGTGACCAGTTTCATGTTGATACAGATAGTTTGTGGAGCTTGATTTGCCTGCAGCCCTTGGGAAAGCAACAATGCCTTCATCAAGCCATGCGGTTCTAGACAGTTGCCCAATGTTCCACGTTTGTTCTTGGTAGTTGTACGCAACAAACCTATCAATGCTTGTTGAAGCAGCAGAACAGTAGAACCAGCCCACCTCATTGAACTGCTTGTTCAAGAAAGCAAACACTTGAAATGCCTGCCCTTCGTTGAAGTCATCAAAGACGTATGACTTCACAGAGCAAGGTAGCGGTGTAACGCTGCCTCCATATGAATAGAAGCCTTTCTTGTCCATCCAAAAGACGCCAGCTGGTGTATTCACAGCACCATTTGGGCCAATCAAGCTGACACCCTCGTTGATTAGGTTCAGACCAAAGGTCAAAGGTGGCCCGATAAACTGCAGGCTGTAGAGCGCAACGTCTGTCCATATCAAGGTTTCTTGCCTAGCTCGCAACCCGCCTATGATTTCACTTCCTGCAGAGCATCTCAGTGATCCAGCAGTGTTGGTAGACTTAGGCTCAAACTCAGTAGCATTTTCTTGGTCAGAGAAAGCAATCAGCAAGGGGTCAATCGAACCAGTTCTTGCTGTGCCTGCTGCATTGATAGGGTCAGCACCAAGCACAAGAACGTGCCTGTCGATGTCAGAGACTATGACCTGCAGTCCCTTCGTAGGTACTAGGTTTGCGCCACTGATTCCTGACAAAGCTACAGCCCTGGTGCTAAGACCATCTGTTTTGTCCCAGTAATAAATGCTTCCTGCGCGAGGATTGGATATTAAGTCTTCACCAAAGTTATCCATTGACCATAAACGCAGTTGGTTTGAATCGGTTAGTGTAGACGTTGATCCCCACGCTCCAGATGACCACGCGCCTACACCCCAGCCTGTGCCATCTACAAACACATCTAGACCAGAGTTGATTTGATAGGTTCCAACTACACTGCTGCCACCGTTGCCGCTATCACTGCTGTTTGCGGTAACCTCTGTGCCGCTTGTGTCTTTGGCGGTGATGGTAAACGTGCTTGTCGAGGGCACTGATTGAATTTGATATTCTTGATTCAACACTGCAGCTGTGATGTTGCCGCCAAGAGTAGCTGCGCCAGAGAAAGTAACAAAGTCTCCCTCTGCTGCGCCATGGCCTGTATCGGTTACAGTTATCGTGCTTGACCCATTGGTTGCAGCAAACGTAACGTCGCCTGCACCTGTTGTGCTTCGTATGGGCGTAATGTCGTTGTAGCTTGCACCTTCTTGTATGTACAGCTTAAAACGTGTGCCAAGGCCCAACAGCTTAGTGCCATCAAGATCAACCCAGCCATGGAGTTTGCGGCCTGTGCCCTCGTATGAGGTTTGAATGTACTTCTGCCAACCGCCTATCTTCTCTGGCAAACCTTTCCGAAACCGCACCAAGTTGCCGTCAAACCACCCGCCTTCTGCTGTGTAGTCAGTGCCTTCTTTGTTGATGCCAGGGTTGAAGATAAACTTTTGCAAAGCCATTACTGATAATCTCCTGTGCGAATGATTTCAGTCACTTCTAGTGCACGATTACCTACCTGAGTAGCCCAACGGCTGTCCATAAATTCGTCGGCTGCAATGTCAAACTGCTCTCGTGACATGGCTTCCAAGGCTTTTACAAACCCACGCAAGCGTGTCAGACCAAGGTTGAAACAGATATCAATCATGGCGTCTTTTCGGGCTTCGTTTAGTGCGGCGAACCAGAAATAAGTGTCCTCAAGCTCTTCTCGTACACGCCGTATGTCGTTAGCTAATAAATACTCTATTTCTTCTTCAGATAATCCAAGGCCGCCGTTTTCATCTATGTTGCGCCCGACACCCACAGTAATCATATTCTCTGAGCATTTGTACGCATGACTACGCACACCTTCGTGACGCTTCAACATTCCTATTAGCTCAATACCCATTACTTCTCCCTGCTCACGCCTCTGGTCTTCTCGTAGCTCCTCATAGCGCCCAAACCTAGCATCCCAGTCATAGTAGTCATCAGCAGCGATGGATCTATCTCTGGAACTTCTACCCAGATCCCTGCAATCGGCGCGATCAGTACATGATACAGAAGACCCAAGCTACAGCACCAACCGATACTTGGTCGCCACCCGGCAACAAATAACGACTTATGTGCAGCCTCGACCTTGTTGACCTCTAGCTGCCCCTTGGCTAACTCATTGGCATGGCGTTCTGCAAGAGTGCTCAACTCAAAAGCAATACGATTCTTCTCGTCCTTGTCCTCAATTACCTTATCTAGTAGCTGAGTAGCTGGGCCTATGATTGATCCAAGTATGCTCATCGTTTTGCCATGTACGCTGTAGCGCCAAAGTATAGCCCTACAATGCTCGCCTGACTAAGAAACAGCATGTCACTTAGAGAAGCCAGAGTGGACAAACGAGACTCCGGGATAAATGGCATGAGTGGTAAAAGAGCGTAAACCACCATACTAGAAAGACTAACCCAAGCCATTCTGCGTTGACTGTCTGCTTTCTCTTCACGCAGTTCGATCTCAACAAGTTCTTGATTTCGTGCCAGTTCTTCATCACTCACGACCCCATCTCCATCAAGGTCGTACTGAGCATACCGCGATTTCGGCTCTAATTTCTTAGGACTCATCAGTCATCATCCTTTCTAGCTGGATCACGAAACAGTATCTTGGTGCCTGCTTCTGATGTAGGTATTTCTCGTACACGGCAGTAAGTTTTAAAGTAGCTATTGTTGCTGAGTAGCTCGTTTATCTTGCCTACAGACTGTGCATTAAGCGCCTTGGAGTATTCTAGGCACGAGGTCAGTTCTCTGAAGTACAACTCCTCACCCGTGGGTTGCCCACGTTCCAAAACAATCAATACAAAAATCATCATGGTCATGCGCGTATGTCCAATGAAAACTGATCTTCAACCTTTACAATAGTAGAAAGAACCTCACCATTTTTGTAGTAGTAATACGTTTCGCTGTATTGCGTTAACGCTTCTACTTTATCGGTGCGAGTGCGACTAATTTGGTCTAACCGCAACAGCCTATGTATCTTGTCTTTGACCACTACTTCTGATGGTGCATTGACGCTGTTTGGGAATACTGGTGGGACATCCATTACAGCCTCCGCTTCTGCTGAACAGCCTGCACCTTGACAGACTTTGGCTTAACAATATCCCAAGTAAGCAACTCTACATCCAGTTGGTGCGCCGTTCCCAAGACACGCGGCATGGTGTTCTGTATGTAGATCTGTGCGCCGTACCCGCACTGGCGGTGGTTGTATCGTAACCATGCCAGCGCAAGGCAATGACGGTATGCAGGAGGATCGACTAGCTCTAACATTCGCCATTCCCGTAAATCGCAAAACAGATTCGGGCTGGCGGGGTTGTACTCTAGTTTTGATTCTTCAGCATGATCTCTATGAGTTGCTGAAGTTTCTGATCTGATGCTTTCGCTGTCTCGCTCTGTTCCGCCAATGAATCGACGATAGCCTCGATCTTTGTCGCATTGACTGCTGCGAGTTTTCCCGTGGCTTGGGCCTCTTCAACAACACTAACAACGGCAGCTTCAATTCGGTCTACTTCTTCTTGTGTAGCCTGTGCTTGCGCCTGACTAGCACCCCACACCATCGCGCCTGACAGCGCAGCAGCGCCAATAGGTAAGGCCCACGTTGGGACTTTAATTGTTCCTTCATCTGACATATCAACCTCCTAAAAACTGTGGCACCAAGATGCTCACAACGATTAAACCTATGATCCACCATAACCTGTTAGATACAGTGTCGATCTTCGCTTCAAGCTCATCAAACCGCCTAGACCCACTTGCAAGGCGTTCCTCAATACGCAGGTAACGCTGCTCACACACTTGCTCGTGAGTAGAGATCTGGTTCAATGCCTTATCACCTTTATCCAAGCCCCATTCCTCTGCCATCGCTAGATAGCACATAGTTATTCTTTGGCTTTACCCACATTGAGTGCCAGGGCTTCAATTATGGGGTAGATATACTTCGCCATGAAGGCATCGTCCTTGGGAGTAGGCGTGGCGGCACAGATCGCGCTTGCGACAACTGAAAGTGTTGTCAGCGTGGTTACAATCTCCATCAA